AACCTGATTTATATAGTCTACAATTATAACGCTTGCGCCGATTCTAGAGACTTTCTTGTCTAGCTCTGCACGTATCTTTGCGATAGTAAGGCTAGGGTCGTAGATAACATCCAACTGTTGAGTCGGGAGAAGCTCATGTTGAGTAGTTAGGCTACGATGAAATTCATTATAGTCTCGGCTTTCGCTTTTTTTGTATTCTAAAAGTCGTTCTTGTCCATTGACGAAACGACTTGCTTGCCACCAGGCCACTTTTTCCCACTCCATATTCGTGAGGTTTCCATTGCGAATACGAGAAAAGGGAACTCCAGTTGAGATCGAGCAACATCGTTGCAATATTGCACGACTATCCATTTCAATAGTGAAATAAATAGCTGAACGGCCAGACTGAAAAACATTGTTTGCAACATTAGCACAAGTAATAGACTTACCTGAGCCCCGCTTACCTCCCACAAGAATCAAATCTTTGGGACTAAACGTAATATTTTCATCATATATAGAATTTAAGCCAAGACCAATATGCTTGGCAAGCTCTTCCTCGGGCTCCATAAGATGTATACGTTGCATACTTTCTTGTGGTACTTCAAGGTCAACCTTATCTTCTATATCAAGAACTATTTGATGTAGCTCTTGAACTGACTCATCTGCACTTGCAAACAATACAGAGTTATCAATATACTTGTCAAGAGAGTTTAGTATCTCTTTCTGAGCATATTCATTTTTTAAATATTCAAGCAACGTTGCAGGATCAATATCTACATCTATAGACTCTACTGCATACACCTTATCTTTAGTAGAGGGGTGTCGTATACTTAATTTTAAGTCGTTGAACGACGGGAACTCATGAAACTTCTCACAATGATTGTCAATAGCCTCAAAAAGCAGGTGATATTCTCCTGGGAGATACTCTTTACGTAGATAGCTCCACGTTTCAAAGTCCCCCACAGCAACACACTGCTTTATCAAAGCACTAGAAATATTCAATTGTTCCCCCGAACATAAAAAGGCCGACCCTCGAAAGAGTCAGCCATCTACACTAAATCTCTTACTGAGACTTTGCAGCCTTGGCCGCGCCATCATAATCTGAAGCAGTCAACCCTCGACGAGTAAGCATAGTCTTAACACCGCGAGCAGTCTTGCCAATCGCTTCCGCGATAGCTTCTACAGTCATAGATGCTACGTCTACATTTGCTAAAGGATCAGCATTCGCTGGGCCTTTTGTAGTCTCTTGGCGAGGAATAGCAGCAATGTCACCAGAGCGAAGAAGGCTCAAAGCCTTACCTCGAATACTGTTAACAGTACGGTTCAATGTGTCTGCAATAGCTTCAACAAAAGCGCCGTCATTTACCATAGCGATAAACGTGCTTTCTTCTTCGGGGCTGTAAGTACGAACACTCTCAACCTTGGGAGCAGGCTTAACATGGTCAGTCAGCTCCATACTCAGGATCTTACCCTGAATAGATTTGGGTGAGAAGTTTCCATCTTCAAAATGCTCAGCAATTTGAGCATATGTGTACTCTCCTGAGTTATCAGTAACAAAAGAGTGCAGGGTAGCTTCTTGCGAGGCGGTAAAAGACTTACCAGCCGCAGCAGAAGCAAGCTCTACTTCGAAACCCATCTTTCGCAGTTTGCTAGAGACAGAACGTGCAGAGGTGTCAAGCTCATCTGCTGCTTCTGCAACAGTAGCTTGGGATACGGGGCTTTCAGTGCCCACGAAAGTAGTCAGAGCGTCGGTGCGCTCATCAGTCCACTTAGGAAGTGCCATATTTTTTCTCCAAATAGGATTCTAAATCCGTAATTATTTCAACGCCAGATTCTCTGGCCTGTTTAGTTTTTGCTGATTCAATACCGCTTTCATTAACGAGAAGTGTTACATCTTTGGTTAAAGTCGTTTTTACTTTGTAACCAAACAGGCTAAGACGTTCGCTTGCTTCAGCTTTAGTTTTAAAACTCTTTAGCTTTCCACTAATACAAACACTGCCTTGGCTCACTGGTGCTACAGACGAAGGTAAGAACTTCATATCAAACGGCAAACTCCCGTCATAGAAGCCATACCATTCTTTTTTTAACCAACCACATAAACTCTCGGTTGCTTTTGGGCCTAATCCGGCACGCTCACAAGTGTCTGCATTTATTTCATATAAGCAATTAACAGTCTCAGACAGCTTCTTCGTTGCCGTTTTTCCGATCAGTGGAATACCAAAAGCAGGTAATACTAGGTCGAGAGGGGCCGAAGCAGAGTTAACTATCTCTAAATATAACTTAGAGCCTAGCTTTTCTCCTAGTGTTTCACAAAGTATTTCTTCGTCACACATATAGACTTCATCAAAGTCTTCGATTTCTAACTTCTCTATTGTTGAAGGGCCAAGCCCTTTAATCTTCAGAGTTTTTGCAAAATGCTCGATCTTCTTCTGCTTCTGTGCTGAACAGTCACCACCTTTACAGTAGAACAAATCATTGACCAAAGTAAGCTTGCCACCGCAAGAAGGGCATTCTGCGGGTGGTAAGATAGGTAACAGCATTTAAACTTCTCCGAAAATGTAAGATATATTATACGAAAAACTGAGGTAAAAGTCAAGAACTATTTTTTGGGAGGTCTACTCTGCGAATAATTCGCGGAATAATATCACCACTACGAATAACTTCTACAATACAACCAATTTCTAGTTCTAGGGAGCGAATGTACTCGATATTGTGTAGAGTTGCCCTGCCCACAATGGCCCCTGCTACTTCGACTGGATCAAGTAGAGCAACTGGGCTGACTACGCCCGACTTACCTACTTGCCACACAACATCGAGTAATTCTGTATGCACCCCCTCTTTCTGCTCTTTGAGAGCAAAAGCGCCGCGAGGGTGATGGGCTGTATGTCCCATTTTTTTGAAGGCTCGTTGATCGCGCAGGCGGTATACTAAACCATCCGTAGGATAATTAGTAGCGTCGAAGTCTGTCACGACATTGAAACCTTCATGGGCTAATGCTTTCATTGCTGCTTTATAGTCTGAGTAGTCACTCTCATACTGAAGGTCATAAGCAACAAAGACTAAATCTCGAGATCGCTCTCGAAACTCCTTCATGTCTTTAAGGTTTAATAACCCCGCTGCAACATTGCGAGCATTAGTGACGGACGAAGGCAAAACTATTTCACCAGTAATCTGCACTTGGCCCTTCATAGGAATGGTCGCAGGTACTAGCTCTTCTAGTTTTAAGGTAACATCTCGGCCTAAGTTACCGTCGCCTCGTGTCAATCCAAGTGCAAAGTGTCCATTTACATATAGTAAAGACACAGCCGCCCCATCCAACTTGGGGGTACAAACGTACTCCGTAGTATCGGGGGCGTTAGAAAGCTCAAAATACTTTTGCAGAGAATACATCTTATACAAATGCGGCACACCGTCTGTGACGATGTGGCCCACTGCTTGATGATTCCACTTTGATACAAGGGCGTCATACTCTTCGTCCGAGATTATCGGGTAGCCTGAGAAGTACGCGGCATCACATTTTTCAAAAAAGTCTTTCATAGTTTCTCCCACTCAGACCATATATTATACAGAAAGAAGTAGGAAAAGTCAAGAACTATTTTATGTAAAGGTCTTTTAAAAGATCAGAAAAGTGTTCTTCTATGATTTCTTTACTTTCTGCCAGGCTTAATATTTCTACTAACCCTGCAAAAAGCTCTCGACTATTGTTAAAATCAAGAGGAAATGCAAGACCGTCGGGGGTGGGACACCATTCTTCATCAAAACTTAAAAAGTATTTTCGTAAATGTAAATACTCTACCCCACGAAAACTACTAACAGTTAAACGTACTTGTAATTCCCTGGCTTCGTCATGATGAATAATTCGTTGGTATTCTGGAGGGGATGCATATAATTCCATATTAGTTCTCGTTTTTTAAAATAGAAGCTAAAGGAACCACACTAGTAACATTTTTTGGCTTCAACAGCCGAAAAGAGTCTGTATCCCAGCAGAATAGCAGCAAAGACTCAGGAGCAGGCTTTGCACGATTCTTTTTACCTTGTATATAAGGCGTAGTAAAATCCAACGTACAAACATTGTATTTTAGTTTATTACTATTTTCACTTCTATATGTAATTACGGCATCACCGTACAAGTTTACAAGATCTGCTAGTTCTTCTTTTTTCACAAATACTCCTTAGGTTAGCAGGTTAGTAAAATTTTTTACTGTCCAACGTCTAAGGTGTTTTATTTTTGCAGCAAAAAACCACTCCCTTGTCGAGAGTGGTTATATAGAATATTTAAGCTTAGTTACTTGCGGTTGCAGCGATTACTGCGGCAAAGTATACTGCGGCTTTGCCAGTTAGCTTATCAAGAATCTCTTGGTCAACTTCTTGTCCTGCGTCAGAGATTGCCGCAGACAAACTTTCAATAGCAGCAGCTTTTGATACTCGCCCACCGCTACTACCACCACTCGCGGAAGCTTTGCTGCCACCAGAAGCGGGGGCTTTCTTTACATACACACCTGCTTTGGTAAGAATCATACGAACACCGTTGGGGGACTCTTCGTGCTCTTCCGCAATATCTTTGACAATCTCCATACTGTTTTCTGGGGTTGGGTCAGCAGCCTCGTAAGCTTCAATAACTGCTGCTTTCTTTTCGTCGTCCCATGCCATTTTTCTTTTCCTTCTTTGTTGTGAAATAGTAGCCCCAGGACAGTTTCCTGTAGCCGTTAGTTGTTGTTGATAAAATCTTTGGCCCATTAAAGCTCTTTTACCATGCCGATATAAACTACAGTCATTGCGGCAAGGGTACAGAGCAAGAACCATCCTGCTAAAAATTCCATTTATAACTCTCCTATCAATTTATACAGATATTATACTACTATGAGAAGTAAAAGTCAAGAAGTATTTTTAGATACGTGATAAATCTAAACCGTATTCTTGAAGGTGTGTCAGCTTTCCCAAATCATAGGCAAGCTGTGTAGCAGTAAATCCCCCACCCTGCGCAGTAGTCCACCGATCACTATAATCATCGTCAATTTTTTCAATCACCCAGATATTATATGCTTTACTACCATACTTCTTTTCATAATTTATATCTTTATACCCTGGAAGCTCCGCTTGATAATCTACTGATAGCTCTTGTTTAACTATAGCAGGCCCATGATACTTAGCCGACCACACTATCTCTCCAGTAGCAAAATCTTCAGCAATGCACTCATCCGGCAAGTAGTCATAAGTCCCTTCTCCTTTTTGTGGAACTCCTGTACGTTCGATGATGGCTTTGACAAATCCAGATGATCTGTATAACCCCGCTGCGATTTCTGAGATTGTGTCCCCTGATAAGAATCGAGTAACCGCATCTGCCACTTCGTCTCTTGTGGCCGCCTTGCCTTTATTCTGGCTTTTTCTTTTTGAGCGATACGCCTGCGTTTCTTCAAAGTCATCTATGATCTTCTGGAGCCGTGCCGTATTGTACGCTATATTCAGGATACTGCAGGCCTCCTTCTTTGAAACAGGGGGAGTCCCACTCAGAAGATCTATTACTTTCCGTATATTCGTATCGGACAAGTTCTCGTACTCTTTCTTCTTGATTTTTCTCAATTTTTGATATCTCCCTATTTATATACCATACTGCTTTACTTAAATCATGAACAGGATCATCAGTTTTTACTCCCGCTCTCCAAATATACTTAATAGCGTTGCCTAAACAAAAATTCATATGCTCTGTGATTTGAATACATTCTACCCCACTGGGGTGTGCTTTATAGTGCGGTGGGTGCTCTACATTTAACAACTTAGAATTATACTTTCCAAGAACTACTCCCATGATTATGTCTCCAATGCTGTTTGTGGTTGACGAGCCTTTATGTAGTACTCAGCTTTTTCTCTGCTAGTAAGCCGTGCTACATCTCGTATTTGTCCATCCGGTCTTTTTTCTACTACTCTATACACTCTTTCATTTTGTGCATAGAATACTTCCACAATATCAAAAGTACTCATCCCTCCTTTTCCAGGTCCCACACACCTCTCCTGTTCTCTACTGGGGTAGGCTGAACTCGCTGTACCCATAAATGCCCATTCTTTTCTGCATCTTGAAAGGTAAGAGCAGTAATAAAAAATGCACTAATTACTAATAAGTGTCCTCCGACACTTCCAAGACCAAAGTAAATACTATACCCCGCCCAAAACGTAAATACAACTGTCCACATAACTGACAGATAAAACATCAGTATGTACTGTGTAAACGCATTTGGTATAAATCTTAAAGGGTTCATTTTAAGACTAAAAAAGAAATTGTAGGTGTCATACACCCAAAAGCCTAGTTTTTTCATTCTTCGTCAGGTTCTCCATACATCTCAGCAATTAATCTCGCTTGTTCTTCGATTTCTTCTCGCTGCTTTTCTAACTCTAAGTACTGCTCATCTACTTTTGATAAGCCAGAGCGAGAAGCTACGAGTTTTAGGTGATTGTAACTTTTTTTATTTTTCATTTCGCAGTGATCCTTTTCTCGTAGTCTGCAAGATCATCGTTCCACCAACTGGGTTTGGGTCTGTGAGACCAAACGGCAAAAGTAGCCTTGTCGAGATGATAATAGTCACGATAAGACTGTATAGGATTGTCATAGTCTTTGAGCACGTCTGGCATTGCCAATCCGAAAGTGGTAAATCCAAGTCTTTCCATCTTGACAATATCGGGTAGCTCATTGATGACTGTGACTGACTTATGTTGTTTCCCATACCGATAGCGATATTCTTCTCCGAGAGCATTGCCATAGCAGTGCGTCCACTCATAATTATCCAAGGAACTACGTGCCCATATAGTACAAGGGTGATTGTACATCATAGGCAGGTAAGGAGTGAGAGGTCTGCTTTCAGGCGGTAAGTGTTTAATCTCCTTCTTCAAGGAATTAAGATAGTCGGACTCTTGTTTGTTCAAGGCCCGGGGTACAAATCCTAGGTGCACGTCGATCCAGACACAGGTACAAGCTATCTGGGCTACTTCCAACGGCATTTTTACAATATGTTTGTCTACGTGGGCTTCTGCACACGCATCTAAGTCTTCATCAAGATAAAAAAGATTCATACCTACGGCCCCAATAATCTCGTGCATCACTATTATCTTTCAAAAACTGTGCGAAAGAATCTACTCTATCAAAAATACTATCTGATAAAGTAGGAGAGACTGGGGATATTTCTAATTTAACTTTAGGAGCTTTTTCGTGAGGATGCTCAATATTTAATTGATCAACGTAATAATCATGCTCTCTAAGCCATTCTGACTCAGTTTTTTCAAGAAGTTTAAGAAGACAAACTCTATAGCAAGCATTTTTAGAGGGTCGGTCAATGTTTAAGATTTTAAAGTCACTGATTACTCTATCTTTATCGACACAGAAGATTTCTCTCATGCCTCTGTTAGAACGAGCAATTAATAGTTGAGTAACGAATTGAATATTGCCAGAGCTTTCAGAAAGTTGTGCTGTCTGGATAACTTCTAAAGCTGTATCTTTAGCAAAGTCCTTGTTGATTGGAGTATGTGGGTTCATTGTAATATCCTTTGGTAAATTTATCACTTTAAGAATATATTATACCTAAATTTAGATAAAAAGTCAAGAACTATTTATACGATATCTACCGAATTATTTGTCACACGTTCTCCAGTCTTGTCATTAATCTTTCTGCTCGATTTGTAACTTGTCGGTACCATAAAGAGTCACGGCCCTCGACGGCGGCTTCTTTCCATTTGCCCTGAGACAGCATATTCTTCATGTTCATAAATCTTCCTAAACGTGGGCCACCTAAATTAAATGCCATGTTTACTAGAATTAATTGAACCTCTTCCGGCCAATTGTGCCACTGTCCGTAAAGTCGTTCGCAGTCCTTAATGGCAACCTGAATGTCTCTATCGAAGAGCTCTCGGGAGCGCTCTGCCGTAATGGGAGTGCCGGTTGGTTCTCCAAACTCTTCATCTTGTTCTGTGACCAAGTGTCCAATACCAATAGTAGGGTATCCCAAGTGGTCTTTATAAATTTCAAGAATTTCTCCTTCATCTGCTTTAATTTCTTCGTATAATCTTTCACGATTCATGCTTGCTCCTATAGTCCGTGATTGCGGCTTTAATTGCGTCTTCGGCTAGTACACTACAATGTATTTTTACTGGCGGAAGTGATAGTTCTTGAGCAATTTGGACATTGCTGATCTTTCCCGCTTCGTCAAGGGACTTTCCTCTAACCCATTCTGTGAGTAGTGATGAAGAAGCAATAGCACTGCCGCATCCGTAAGTTTTGAATTTAGCATCTTCAATAATTCCGTCGGGCGATACTCGGATTTGAAGTTGCATGACGTCTCCACATGCTGGAGCACCTGTGAGGCCCGTTCCGACATCCTCATCATTTTTGTCAAGCTTTCCGACATTCCGGGGATTTTCATAATGATCTAATACCTTATCTGAGTACACATTATCTCCTTGGAGGTTTTATCCTTACTACTCCCTCTAGTAGTACGGTGCTTGCTTTATCCTCCCATACATTTGGTAGAAGCCCGTGTACCAGCAATATAAATGCTACTTTCCAGGCACCTAACAAATGTTCAAAGTATCCTTTATTTGTTTCTTTTAGATGTTTTGTCAGTCTTGTCTCCATACCACATTCCTCCTGCTATAAATATAGTTGCAGCAATAAAAAATAATAAAAATATTGTATCTTCGGGTGTCAAAACTCACCCTCTACTGCTTTTTGGGATACTACAAATGTAACGCCTCCTGCTATCATTGGAAGCATCATTATACAAAATATTCCTACTAATTCCATTACCATATCTCGCATTTTTGAAGATGAGAGGCGCTTTCATGAACAATATTACATTTTCTTTCCTTTGGAGTACAAGTAGTCATTGATACTAAAATTAGTACAAATACTAGGCATACCAGTGCTTCTTCGATAGGAAATTTCATTGGCTTCTCAAAATTGCCCGAAAGTTTCCCTTCGGGCGAGTAGGTTAAAGTAGTGGTGCTAGAGACATTGTTATTACTGTTGCTGCCCATAAACAGAGCAGACACTCTCCGCAACACTCAACTTTTAAATAGTTCATATATATCCTTATGAAATTGTAACCTTTACGGGTTGCAGTTCATTAGGGATTTCTTCATGTAAATCAATACATAGCAGCCCACGTTCCATATAAGCTTTGTCTAGCTTTACGTGCTCACTTACGCCGAATGTGCGTGAGAAGCACTTACCGCTTAAGCCTTTGTAGACATAAGTTTCGTTACTAGATTCTGTTTGCTTTACAGTGCCCGATACTGTCAACAAGCCCTTATGAAGGCTAATCTCAAGATCATCTTTATTCCAGCCTGGCACAGCTAATTCGACCCTATGGCCCGTCTCGCCTACGCGTAGAATATTGAATCGAGGGTACCCGCCATCGAGTGTGGGGGCAAAAACACTGGTATCATGAAACATTCGGTCAAAACCTAACATAAATTTATGCAGGTCTGCCACTGCTAGTTTAGCATTAGTCATAAAGTTCTCCTTTTATGAATTGCGTCCTTTCGGTACGCTTGGGCTCTTTCGATGCCCGGTTTAGAAAGGGGCCGTAGCCCCGAGTATTAAGGAGCGCAAACTCCTCCGTCTTCAGATGCGTCGAATCGAGTATCTCCACATCCGTATTTTCCATCATTGTCATCATCACAAACTTTCTGCCATGTAATCATGTCAAAAGTTAAACCTTCACTCCAAGGAACATAGGCTTTGCACCAGTCGTGGCTGCCTACGGCAAAAGGATCTTGAGGTTCTGGAACATAGTCCCTCTTTTTCCACGGCTTTTGTACACGAAAAAATGTGTCCTTGTTTTTCATTAGCTGTCTTTTAAACAGCGAACTGCGTGCATTACTAATATAAATTTGTTGCCCTTCCGTGAGTGTATATGTCGATCCATCGTCATAATTAATTACAGTTTCGCCAATTGCCACGGGAGTGGCTAGTAGCGTCAATACTGCTATAAGCTTTCGCATATAACCTCCTTTGGTTAGCATGAGGATTTCTGTTGCCAGGCTCCTCGGACCCCGCACACCTAATTAGGCTGCAAGTGTATAAACGTCGTCATTGGCATTTATTGAGTTTGTTGCGTTAACGTAGCTTCCGCACGGATTCTCCATAATTCCACTATACGCCTGTCGAGTCTGTATCAGCCCCATCATAAAAAGTCTGTCTGCGTCGTTTATTGTGTTTTCGTTTTAGTTTTTTTCGCTCCCCCGCTCTCCAGAAAAAGTACTTCTTAGATCGCTGAGAAAGTCCCTTAAACTCATCACCACCTTTCATTGGTATACGCATTATAAAACTCCTTATGGTGGAGCTGTCGGGAGTTGCACCCGAGTCCAACCGTTAGTCTGTTACTTCTACGAATCAATCAATTCCGATTTCAAAATGATGGTAATCAACAATAGGACGCTTCTGTCTTTCACGCCTATAGTCAATCCAATCATTGGTTAGATCTTCTACGAAGCCGTCGCTCATTCTCATGTCATCAATTTGAGGAGCGCCGCCCCATCGAAGTTTAATTCCTACTTCTCGTGCAGCAAAGATCATAGACTGTGCTACATCATCGTAAGGCTCTGCCTCTAAGCATAAACGCTCTCCGATGAAAATGCCTAAGTCTACAGCAAATCCATACAAGTGAGCAGAATGATCTGACTTTTGAGTCACGCCTTTTTCAAAGTACAAGTTATGATCTTTTTCTGATCTCTTTCCTTCAAGAACTTGTATGTTTAAATCTGCGCACATTGCA